GGGATACTGTTCGACCCTCTACACGATTCGACATATTCCCCAGTTATTACCAGTAGATAAAACAGCGCTATCTGTTAACAAATTGTTTACAACTAAATCAATAAAAACCTTGAAATCATAGGTATAAAATGCTAGAATTATGTTAAGGGGAAATTATACCAAAATAAAAGAGAGGTGTCAAATTTGAAAGAATATATTGTAAAGCTTTCATTAGATGAATTAAGTACTATTGATTTATGCTTAGATACTAGAATGGTACAAGCTAAGAGTATTGATGAACTTGAGAAACTTTTTGACCTAGCTAATAAGATAAGGAGTGTGGTAGATAGTGAGGGGTAAACATAATATGGGATTAGAAACTTTTCACGCTGTAGTAGTTGAACCTTTTTACTATGAATTAAATTCTAAAAATTACAATGTTGGTGATAATATATTTGTAATTGATATTCTAGGTGATAAGTATTTTTTAGAGAGTGATGTTATAGACATCATACCACGTAAAAACGTTAGGAAGGTGAGAAAACATGACAAGAAAAAGATTAACATTAAAAAGTAAGAAAAAGCAAATTGAGAAAAAGAACTTTGAAAAACAATTTAACAAAGCTGTAAAAAATGGAGCTTATATCTATTTAATGGACAAGGATATCCAAAAGAAGGCTATTAAATTATTAGGTTATGACAAATCTACACTTAACATAATAGTTGATATGGCAAGAGATACAGACTATAAAAGAAATGCTGACAGGTTTATTAAGAATGAACAGAAAAGAAAAGAAAAAGAAGAAAAAAGAAAAGAGAGAGATAAAACAAAAGAACGCAAAAAGATAGTCGAAAATTTAAACAAATTGGACTTAACACATGAGAGTAAACAAAAGATTATAAGTGATACACATTTAGGGTTATTAAAGTTTGTCGGTAAAGAAGATGCAGAAGAAAACATCAGAAAGGAATTAGTTAATAAAGTTACTGATTTATTTTTTGGTGATGGTAGCGGTAAGGGTATATTAAAAGGGGCATTCCAAAGGAATTTACCAAAGCATAAAATAGATAGTTTTGTAAATGAAGTCAATAAATTTATTATGTCGTCAAATGATGCTGTATCAAAAGTATCTAATTTTTATGAAAATATAGATAAATATTTTGAGTTTATTTATGAAGAAAATATGGTTGAAAAAGGTTATTACACTCACGGGGTACATGATGTTGAAATGGGTTATATATTAGAGGATTTATTAGCGACATTTAAAACGGGATTGAAACAATAAAAATATAAGGAAGTGGAAATAATGAATAAACATTTAACATATGTCAACGAACATAGTTTAGAAGTAACTGAATATAGCAAAATAGATAGTAAAGATTTAATATTTGACATTGAAACTTGTTACGTTGATGAAAAAATGTTAAATAAAGATTATCCACAAAAAGACAAGAAAAGAAAAGTTTGGGCGTTTGGATTAGGTGCTACAAATACGAATAACGTAATATTCGGTTGTGATTTAGACGAGGCTTTTTATACCTTTCAAATGATAGGATTTGAACAAGCTAAAAAAGAAAATATAAAGAAGAATAAAAATAAGAGAGTTATAACTTTAAGTGTTGCTGTTCATAATGTTGCTTATGAAATTAGTTATATGCAATATTGGTTAACTGATAATGGCTTTACTTATGTTAACCCTTCCTTACAGACTAACGAATTAGGAATTAGTAGAACTATTGAGAACTTTAAACCAATGACCTTTTCTATAGTACAAACTGATAATGTTTATTATGGTTTAGAGGTAAATTTACCTAACACTTTAGAACTTTCTGACAAAGACGGTCACGTTAATACATTTAGTGTAAAGGTAAAGTTTTGGGACACTTTAAAAATAGTTCCGTGTTCTTTAGATAAAGCTTATAAGTTTTGTAATAACTTAGATGAAATATTTTATAAATTGAAAGAAGAGTTTAATTATGATAAAATAAGAGAAGATAATCATATTTTAACAGATATTGAAAGAAGGTATCTTTATAACGATATCAGAATACTAAAAGAAGTTATAAATGATTATTTTTACAACTCACTTTTAAAATTTGAATATAATGATGAAGAGATTTACATAAGTTCAAATTGCAAAACAAGTTCTTCAATATCATTTAAATCAGCTTTAGAGATAACATATTTTAATGAGCGTAACAAGAAAAAAGCTTTTATAAATCAATTTGAGATTGAAGAAAGACAGATGCTTTTAAGCAAAATGGCTAAGGAAATGGAGAATAAAAGTTATGAAGGTGGTTGGACATGGTACAACCCTAAAATAGTTAATAAAGTTGTGAAATGCAATGGGTCAAGTTTTGATATAAATTCAAGTTATCCATTTCAAGTTGAAAGTGCTTTATTACCTTATGGTATGCCAACTGAATACAAAGGATATGTTAAACCAGTTACTGGTGAAGAAGTAGCAATTTATAATATAGGTTTTGATTATTTTAAACCTAAGAGTAAAGAGTATGAATTACAAATGATTAGATTAGGGGCAAAGAACTTTTCTGATACTGATTTACCTTTACTTTATAGAGATAAATTGAATATGGTTCTTATGAATGGTAATTCTTTTATTCATACTAATATAATAGATGATAAAGTTATTGAAATTTATCGAAACGGTTGTGAAAATTTATGTAATTATAATATGAGTATTACAAGTGTAGAACTTGAACATTTAACAAAATACTATGAATTCGGATATTATGAAAATGTTGAGGTTGATGGTTTTTTATTTAAAGAAAAAGATAAGATTAAATTTAATGGTTTAAAGTTTGGTACTAGCTTAGTATATAAGGCTGAAAAAGGTATTTTTTCAAATTTTGTAAATCATTTTTATAATTTAAAGTCAGAGATAAAGCATAGAATAGATAAGGGTGAGAAATTAGACGCTCAATATTCAGCAATAAAAACTATCCTCAATTCATTTTATGGCAAGTTTGGGACAAGAACTACCCGTACTATAGACTATTTAGTAAAAAAGGATAAAATATTTACATTCGATAGAGGTGGTAAAGAGAAAAATTTAGAAAGGGTTAAAAAGTTAAAAAATGAAAAAAGAAGAAACCAAATTTTAGCAAGTGGGCAATATATTGAAACTTATGAAAGTGAACCCTTTTATAAACCATTCGCCAGTTTTGTTACAGCATATGCTAGAGTATATCTTCAATCAATGATAATAGAAGGTTGTGGAGTTGAAAACTTTTTATACAGCGATACTGACAGCTTTTATTGTTCTATACCTAAAGAAAAAGTAATTGAAGGTTTAAAGAAAATGGGTGTAGAAGTTCACCCTAACAATTTAGGAGCTATGGATAATGAGAAAAACTTTAAAGAGTTTAAAACCATAGGGGCTAAAAAGTATATGCTTAGAACTAATGACGGTAAAATAACTTGTAAATGTGCGGGTGTTCCAAAAGATGCACAAAAGATATTATGTAATGAAGGATTTGAAGAGTTTAAACTAGGTAAAGAAGTCAAGGGTAAATTAGCACAAATAAAATGTGACGGGGGTCTTGATTTAGTAGAAGTACAATATATAATAAAAGATTTAAGTTTAAGGAGGTAACATGGGTAAGTTTTTTGAAATAAAAGAGTTTATAGAAGAATATCCAAATCATTTAATACATTGTGTTATAGGGGCAAGAGGTGTCGGTAAATCATATTCAACAAAAAGATTAATAATAGAAGAGTTTTTAGAATATGGTAAACAAGCGTTGATATTAAGAAGATATAAGAACCAAGCTGAAAGCATGGCAACGACATACTTTACAGATGTATTACAAAAAGAATTCCCAAGTATTGAGTATGAGTTAAAGGGTGATATGGGATTTATAAATGGTGAACCATTTTGTTTATTCACAGGACTAAACGGAAATAGTTTAGCTAAGGGTTCATCATTTCCTAACGTTTATTATATTATTTATGAAGAAGTTATGCCCGAGCCTGGGGAGAAAATTATAAAAGATGAATATAAGAAATTAGAATCTATAATTGTAACAGTCGATAGATTTGAGGATAGAATAGAAGTAATATGTATTGGAAATAATACAAGTTATTACAACCCCATTTTTGACACTTTAAAGTTATACCCTAGTACAAAACCAAACAGAGTTGTCAAAAATGAACTTATGGCGATCAAAACACTTGAAACGCCTAAAGAGTTTAAAGAGTATGCCTTAAATTCTAAGGTTGGTAAATTAACTGTTATGAGTGGTTCATCACGTTATAATATAGACAATGAAAATATTAGCAATGACAGATTTAACGTTTGTAGTAAAAAAGAATTATGGGATACGGATAAGCTAGAACCAGTTTTTAAGGTTCGTGTGGATGTTGACAAGGTAATTAAAATATGGAAGTGTCAAAGCGACACAATGTTTTATTATTGGGTGGATAATCATAATAAAGGTAAATGTGACGAATATTTTTTAGATTTAGATTACCAAACAGATGAAAATAAGCATATATCTTTATGTAATAAAGGACTTATAAATAGAATCAATTTTAATAATAAGGTTGGAGCTGTTTTCTTTAATAATGCTGAAACAAAATTTTACTTCAATCAAATTGGATTATTTTTTAAAAAATAATGCAAAAAAAGTGTTGACATAATATATAAATGTAATGTATAATTAACTCATAAGGAAAAACAAACCAAAACAACAAAAATATTTAAAATTAAAGGAGAGATTTAAACATGAAAAAATTATCAATTTTCAATTTAGGGAACAACGTTTCAAGTGGGGTATATTTTAGATTAAAGGATAACAGAGAAAAGGCTGTTATAACTTTCTTAATCAATAACATTGATGAAGTTGAGCTAGACTTAGTTCATCCAGTAAAATTAGCAGATGGTAGAGAAGTAAATGTTAAGTGTGTGGCTGAATTAGACAACGACTTAAAAGTAATTAAAGATACTTGCCCTCTATGTGGAGAAGGTTTTAAACTTTCAGAAAAGGTAGCTGTTAATGTTTATAACCATACTACTAAGAGCGTACAAATTTGGCAACTAGGCAAGACTTTAATAGAAAAATTAATTTTCTTAGCTGAAAAAAGACCAGAACTTATCAACCACACTTATGAGGTAACAAGATTAGGGGCTAAGGGTGACACTAATACATCATATGAATTTGAGTATTTAGGTGCATCAGATAAGAAAGTATTTGAAGGTTTAGAGTTAATCAAGAAAAACGAAACAGTATACTATGAAGTATCAGACAAAGACTTAGAAAACTTCTTAATTACTGGAGATGAAAAAATATTTGAAAGAAATAAATAATTTAAAGGTGGGTTAATTCCCACCTACTAAAATTAATATAGAGGTGAATAAAAAATGGAAGAAAATAGAGAGTTAACAGAATTAGAAATTAGAAAGGAGTTAGCTTTAGAAAAAGTTAATGAAAAGAGATTACAACTTAATAGAGTAGTTTCTTTTATAAATCAAGAAGAAAAAGAGTTTCCAAAATCTAAAGAACATGAGGCTGTAATGTTTGATACGCTTTTAACTTCTTTAGGAATAGAGTTTAAAGTAACAGAAACTAAAAAGAGAATAATATTTCAATTAGCATAATGTAAAGTATACCCCCTTACTTATCTATATAACGTAAATGTTTAGGAAGTCACACGGTAGAACGTGCCTAACATTTTTCCACCTATGACCGTGGGCGTTGTATAGTGAAGTAAGGGGGTATAATATTTTGTAAGGAGGTTTTAAAATGAGTAAGGAAATGACTCTTGATGACGCCCTTTTAAGAATTGTTAAATTAGAAGAAACTATAGAAAATCAGAATAATGTAATCAGCACATTAAATTCTGAAAAGGAAACTAATTCAAAAGAAATTGAGAAATTACAAAAAAGTAACATGGAATTATTTCTTAAAGTTACTAGCAAACCAAAGGAAGAAAATAATACTGAAATTAAAGAAAATAATGAGTCAAAAATGGTCAAGTTATTAAGAGAGTGGGAGTGATAAAATGGCAGTTCAAGCAAATAAAGAAATTATGGAGGCTTTTTTAGAGGGAGCAACATCAGAAACTAAACGAGTTTTAGAAGGTGTTAACTTAGCTGATGGAAGAGCAGTATCTGAACATTTGTTCAACTATCAAGTTGTAAAAAATGAGTTTATAAATACTTTAATAAATAAAATATTTATGACTCAAATACATTCAAAAGTTTGGAAAAATCCTTTAAAAATATTCCATGGTGGAATGGAAGAATACGGTTATACTATAGAAGATATGTATGTTGAGGCATCACAAAAAGTTGGGTTTAAAGAACATTTTAATGGTGGTGATGATGTAAAGGATATAGTTGGTTCATTAGTTCCTAAAGTTTACACTAATTATCTTTCTAGAAATTTTGCCGATAAATACAAAATAACTATTTCAGATGTTCAATTAAAAACAGCGTTTAGAAATGAATACGGTTTAGCAAATTTAGTTAATAAATTATTAGAGGCTAATTTAAGGGGTGCTTATCGCGATGAATACAAATATATGAAAAATATGTTTTTCAAATATTGTAGTGGATTAAGTAATCAAGATGTTGGTTTAAGTGGTTCACCTACACAAACACAATATATTCAAGATTCACAAGTTATTAAATTAAATGATGATGCAAATCTTGTAAAAAATCTTTGTAAATCATTAAAGGCAATGAATGACAGGCTACAATTTGAAAGTGATAAATATAATAGTGCTAAAGTAATGCAATTTTCATCTTTAAATGATTGTGTTTTTATAACAACACCTGAAATGAAAGCTGAAATAGATGTTGATTATTTAGCAGATGTTTTCAATCTTTCAAAATCAGAGGTGCAACAAAGAATTATACTAATGGACGAACTACCAACACAAATAAAAAGTGGTGATAGTGGAAGTAATACACATGAGGGTGAAACTTGTATTGGTATGTTAGTTGACAAAGACCTTTTAAGATTTAAAGATTTTGTATTTGAAACAAGATATTTTAATAACCCAAACAACTTATCTACTAACTACTTTTTACACAAGCAAGGATTATGTGGTATAGTACCATTTTTAAATGCTATAATATACACTAAATCAGCATCATAATGAGGTGATTTAAATGGAAAAGTTAACTAATAAAGAAATTTATGATAAATTAATTTCAACCATGCCCAAGGATTTGGGCAACTCTTTTCCTTCTTATGAAGAGGCTTTAAGGTTGAATTTAATAAATATTGATATGAATAGTTTTATTGAATCTATATGTAATAAAATAGGGAAAATGATATATATAGAGCAACATTTTTCAAACCCTTTCAATGAACTTTTTTATGGTGAAATGCCATTCGGCTATTCAATAGAAGAGTTATTTTTAGAAGACTCAACGGTCCAATCTTTATTAGATGGTGAAGAAAATGAAGTTTTCAACTCTTCTTTACCAAGACTAAATGGATTAGTTGCAAATAGTAGATTTGATAAAAAAGTTAAAATGACTCTTAGTGTTGAAAGATTAAAATCAGCATTTCTAAAAGAGTTTGGGTTATATGATTTAATATCTAAAATGTTATCTAATTTAAAAACTTCTATGAGTAAAGACAAATACAAAGAAATAGAAAAAGCTTTAAAGGAATTTGCTAAGGGTTTAGACTCCAACGGTGAAAATCTTAATTTTAAACAAGCCCCATATAAAGAAGTTGCAAGTTCAAACTTAATTGAGAGCATTGTTAAAATTGTAGAAGAGTTTACACTACCAAGTACAAAATACAACCCTAGCAAATTTAATACGCAATGCTTAAAAAGTGACATAATAATATTTGTTAAACCTGAAATTTATGCAAAGTTAGTAAGTACAGATAGCATACTTTTAAGAGGTGAATATAATATTAGGTCAATTACTGATTTACCAACTGATATTACTAATTTAACTACAAATACAACAATAAATTCAGTTGCCTTAATTATGGATAAAAGATTAATGCCTATAATGTTGAATTACAATGGATTAGATAGAATTGATGACCCTAATAGTTTAACAACAAATTATTATTACTATGAAAATTATAGTCTACCAGTAAATACTTTTTCAAATTTTGCAATTTTAACAAGTGAATAAAAACGTTTATTTTTATTCTTTGCCTTATGTTGACCCCTCATATCAGAATCTTTTTAACTTTAAAAGTATAAGTAATCAAAATAATTATTTTTCTTCTAAAGTGGTATGGGTGGGTCAATATAATATAAAGGTTGAACCCTCACGTGTAAGCTTAGTGGTAGACAAGCCTTACGGTTGGTTTATGGAGAATAATATTAATTATATTTCAGCCTATGATACTAACATGAAAAATATTTATTATTTCATAGACGATTTTATTTATAAAACAGAAAACTCAACATTATTAGTAATATCCGTTGATGTATTCCAAACCTATCAATTTGACTTTGAAATTTTAGAAAGTTTTGTTGATAGATGTCACGTTGATAGATGGGACGGTGATAACCCAACGAATGAATATGAAACTGAAGATATTTCTTACGGTGAAAATATCATGCTAGAATATGAAAAAATAGCCGATATGGGTCGTGGTGTTGTTGTTACTTCTACTGTACCTTTGGGGAAAGTCGAAACAAACGTTGGTGGTGGTTCTGACGGAACAGGTTCAGCAAATGGTGATATAGCAAATGGAATAATATCAGCAAATGGACTTTTATTTGTAAAACAAGAAGAAGGATTTGCAGAATATGGTGCATATTTTAATGGTGAATCTTTCAAAACTGGAGGTTATGGTGTAACAGAAAATTACCAAACTAAGTATTATAATCAACTAGAACCATTCCCAGTATCAGAGGAAAAAGCTAGTCAAGTTACCTATGATTTATTAAATAATGAATTTGGTATACCTGTTAAAAATGCTATGTTAAAAGCTAATATAAATTTAAGTGATATACCTATATATCAATTTGATGTTTGGGTATCAATCGCATTTAACTATGGAATGGGTGGATTAAGTGGTTTAAATGCGTGGCAAATGTTTTTAGCTAATCCAAAAGATACGAAAAATATAGCAACAGCAATAAAAAAATTAAAAGCAAATCCACAGCGTAGACAAAGAGAGGGAGCATTATTTGAAAGTGGTGTTTATCCTCAAAGACAAATTTTAAAGTATGGACAAAATGGTCAAATAGTTGGATATGTAGATGGTGACGGTTGGTTACCTAGTGTCAAAAAAGATGGAAAATATGTTGATAATGATGCAGGGTCAAACTGGTTAATACCAACAACTGGTCAAATAAGTGCATATTATCCAACTTATCCAAGTGGTAACCCACACAATGGTGTTGATATTGCAACACCAACTGGTACACCAGTATATGCAAGTAAAGACGGAACAGTCATTAAAAGAAGAGAATTAACTACTAGCTATGGAAAATTTTTAATTATACAGCATGGTGACTCACAAGTTGTTTACGCTCATAATTCAGAGTTAAAAGTAAATGAAGGTGACACAGTAAAACAAGGACAATTAATTGCACTAAGTGGGAATACTGGAAACTCAAGTGGTGACCATTTACATTGGGAGATTAGAAACGAAAAGGGAACAGTTGTTGCAAATGGTGTTAAAACTGTTAACCCTATGCCAAATCATAAATGGGGTGATAAAGTATGACAATAACTAATAAAGATTATGATACGTGGGAATCTAAAATGTATGGTTTACCATATGCTGTATATAGTTATTATATTGACTCTACCGTGGCGGGTGAAAATACAGCTGTTATAGGTGCAAGTGGTGACAATGTTTTTAGTGTTGTTTACACCCCTTTTCTAGATATTGCTGATTTAGAACTAGAAGAAATTCCATATGACAATAAAAGATTTGGTAATATTTCAGAAATTAGACCCGAAATAAAAGCAAATCCGCACGTTTTCAGAATCAAAAAATTACTAAAAGGTTCTAAATTTGTAGGTGAGTTTGAAACATACAAAGTAAAAAAGAGTATTGGTGGTAAAAGAAATTGGAGAAATGAAAGTAAATTATATAATTATCCGTACACTTATTTAATGCTAAGTGATGGTATAAACGACCCTATGATTTTAAAGCCTCAATTTTGTTCAATTCCTAGTTGTTCAGTTGGTATAAAATTATCTGTTTCAGACAGATGTTCTTATGGTATATTTGTACAAACTTATAAGGGTGATACAGACGGAATGACAGAAGCTTTAGTATCAAATGATGCACTTGAGCTACCTTGCACAAGTTCAGCATATGCAAATTGGGTTGCAACTTCAAAAAATCAGACAGCACAATCAATTCAAAATACTGTAAACCAAACGATTTTAAATGATAAAATAGCTAAAAATAAAATGAATTTAGGTATCGCAAATAGTGTAGTAGGTGGTGTTGCTAGTGCGTTTACTGGTAATGTTGGCGGTGTATTAGATAGTGTGTTTGGTGGTATTGGTTCATACATGGATAAAAAACATACTAATATGCAAAGTCAATTGACTAGAGAATCAGCTATCAGTTCAGCTTTAGCAACAGCGAACGACATGAGGTCAACACCTAATACTTTACTTAGTCAAGGTTCTAATATAATTTATGGTTTACGTAATGGTGGACAAGAGTTAAGACTTTATAGGTATGGTTTAACAGAAAGATATTATGAAAAAATAGGGGATTATTTTGCACAGTTTGGATATAAACAAAATAAAATGATGAAAATTAATATTAATTCAAGATATTATTATAACTATATAAAAACAATAGGAATTAATATAAAAACTAATAAAATTCCTAATAATTACTTAAATATCCTTAAAGGTATTTTTGACAATGGTACTACAATATGGCATATTGATAATGAAGGTGTTGAAATTGGTAATTATTCTATGGATAATAGGGAGGTATAAAATGAAAATAGGTATTAGAGACGGACATAGTCCAAATTGTAAGGGTGCTATTGGTTTACGTGATGAACAATCATGTATGAGAGTTTTATGTAAAGAGGTTATAGAAATATTAGAAAAACATGGGCATGAGGTAGTTTATTGTGGTAGTGATGCAAGTACACAAAATGGTGAACTTTCAGAAGGTGTAAGAAAAGCTAATAATTCAAATGTTGATATATTTATTTCATTGCACATGAATAGCTTTAATGGGCAAGCCCAAGGAACAGAGGCACTTGTTACAGTTGGAGCAAGAAATTCTATAAAAGAAATTGCCTCAAGGTTATGCAAAAACTTTGCTAGTTTAGGTTTAGTAAATAGGGGTGTAAAAGAAGTTAATTTATATGAAATGAAGAACGTAAAAGCACCCAACATAATATTTGAAACTATGTTTTGCGATAACCCCCATGACATTAACGAAGTTTGGTCGCCTACACCATACGAAAAAATGGCTTTACTAATTGCAAATGCTATTGACCCAACTATTAAAGAAAATGAACTTTATAGAGTTGTTGTTCAATATTTTAACAACAAAAAAGATGCTGAAAACTGTCAACAAGAAATTGCTAAAAGATGGTATTGTTTTGTGGAGGAATGTAATTAATGCAAGAAATAATAAATATAATAAATAGCGTTGGCTTTCCCATAGTTGCGTGTATGATAATGTTTAATCAAAATAGTAAACTATCAAATGCAATTTCAGAACTCAACATAACATTAACAAAGATACAATCAGATATTGACAGCTTAAAGTATAATCAAAAACAAGGGGAATAAATTTCCCCTTTTAAAAGGTGGTGATTAGATGGGAAAAAGAAAATCTATAATATCTCAAAATCCTAATATTTTACTTAATGTAAATACAATATGTGATAATCAAACAAGATTATTTTTACATTATAAACTTATGGCTTGTAATAGGTTTAAATGGGATAACTTACCAACTGGTTTAGAAAGTAGACATATTGAGGACTTTTTATTTGAAAATGGTCAATGTTTTTTCTTTAAAGATGATAAATTAGGTTTAATGTGCTTACCCTGTCATGGATTAGGTGATTTAAACATCTATGGGGATAATATAAAATTGAGTATAGTTTCACGAAATGGTAAATATCAAAAAATATTAGAAGATGGCAAAGATGGAATAAAAATAAGAGCGAATGATTTATGCTTACCAACATCAAATTTTATTTCACATTACGCCCAAAAAATGGACGATATAGAAACAGTAATAAAAAGAAATTTAAAACAACAAATGAAGCCCTTTTTTGTTACAGCAACAAATAACAATTTATTGTCAGTAAAAAACATTGTAAATGATGTTGACAATGGTAAAGAGGTTGTTATCTTAGATAAAGACTTAGGGGAACAAGGTTTTGACGGTTTTAAAATGCTACAAACTGGAGTTATTTACTTAGTTGATAAATTAGAAGACGAAAGAAAATCAGTAGAAAGTGAACTACTTTCATTTTTGGGTTTAGATAATGCAAATACAGAAAAAAGAGAGCGACTTCTAGTTGATGAAGTTAACGCCAATAATGAATATATTGGGACTAACTTAGACATGGAATATAAAACTAGGTTATTAGCTTGTAAAATGATAAATGAAAAATTCGGAACTAATATAAAAGTAACTAAAGTTGTTGATAGTTTTGGGGGTGATGAAGATGGCGAAGTACACACTAGAATTAAGGAAATTAGAGAATAATTTATTTGACTTTGATTATCCTTACTATGAAGAAGAGGCAAAATGTTACTTTGAAGAAAAATTTTTAAATCATTATTATTTCTATGAAATAGGATTTGAAACTATAGCAAGATTTAAACAACAACTAAGAGCATACCTTTTAAGAGTTATGCCATATTATCAGCAACTTTATGAAATAGAATTAAGATGTAAAGATATTGACTTTATGTTAAATAAAGACTTAAAAGAAACTTTTATTAGGGAACTAGAAGAGAATGAAATAAATAATTTATTAACATCACAAAATGAAGTTGGTAACACTTCTACAAATATAAATAATAATGAAAGTAATAACACAATTAATAATACAAAAGAAAGTTCATTAGCAGATGGCGTTTCGAGTTCAAAAATTGCTGACGGATATTTAACAAATTCTAGTCAATCTACAGATGCTTATGATAGTAATAGTAATACAGTAAGTAAAACAGATAATAAAAGTAATTTAAATATAAATAATACTGGGGATAAAAATAACAAACAAAATGAAAAAACAGAATTAATTTCCCAAGGTAACATTGGTGTAACTTCATCAGCAGAATTAAAAGAGAAATGGCAAAGTTGCTTAAATAACATAGACGAACAAATTATATTAGGCGCTAGAAGTTTATTTATGTATGTTTATTAGGTGGTGAAATAATGATTATAATTGATAGAAATAAAATAAAGGTTAATCAATTTGATACTTGTATTTTAGATTTAAAATTATGTGAGTATAATTTAAAAGAAGGTGATAAAATAGAAATTAACATTGATGGTGAAATAACAGTACAAGATTATAATAATCTTGATATTCAATTTAATACAGAAAATAAAGGTATATTTGATTACTCTATAACAATTATTCAGCAGGGTTTTATAAGAACTAAAGTGATACAAAATAAAATTGAGGTGATATAATGGCAAGATTAAATTATAAAGAAGTTTTAAAAGGTGAAACAGGTTCTCACTATAAACCACATATAACATCACAAGGTATATTGTATTGGACAAATAACGGTAATTTACCTAACCCTACTCCATACAAAGTTAAAGGTGATAAAGGTGATAAAGGTGATAAAGGTGATAAAGGTGATAAAGGTGATAAAGGCGAAGTAACGGAAATTTTTTCAATTAATTCAGAACTATTAAAGATTAAATGTGTTACACCTAATAAAGTGAGTTTTTTAGATGTCATAAGTGATAACTTAATTGTTTACTATGATTTATATGATGATTTGGCTATAAGAAAAGACGGTACTGTTTATAAACTTGAGGGGTACGCACTAACCGATTATATTGAGGTTGAAAGTAACACAGAATACATCTTTAGCGGTAATACTAACATCTGTTTATATGACAATGAAAAGAGTTTTATTTTAGGTTATAGTTCCAATGAATGGAATTCACGATTAAATACAACTGAAAACACAAAATTTATCAGATGGTGTTTACCAAAAATAGATATAAATACGTCATCTATATTAAAAATAGGTGGAAGTAAAAAAGTTAACTATAAATTAGATGAAATTTTAACAGAGAACCTTATTAATGATATAAAATTTAATTTTGTAATGTCTAATTTAAAAGATAAAAAAGTTAGTATATTGGGTGATAGTATTAGTTCACTAGATTATACTAGACCCAATTGGTGTGAGATTATATCAAATAAAACAGGACTTATCTTTAATAATTATGGTATAAGTGGCACAACAATTGCATATAATGAACACCGAGAAAATATTCATGGAAAATGTTTTGCTAATAGAGTGAATGATTTAAAAGAATGTGATTATGTAATAATTATGGGTGGAACTAATGACGTAAATAGTAACATTCCTTTAGGTAATTGGGATGATAATACAAATGAAACTTTATTTGGTGCAATAAATATAATATTAACTACTTTATTAAATAAATTTGTTGGTAAAACTATATTATGGTGTAGCCCTATACAAGATAAAAACTCTTACAAAAATAAACCTTTGCCAAATATTGAAGAATCAGTTTTAACAACTTCTTCATCAGCATATGTCAACTATTCATTATTAATTGGTGCTATTAAACTAAAGTGTAGACAATATGGTATAAAATTTGTAAATTTATACGATAATAGCGGAATAAATGGTTTTGATAATGAACATATTTATTATAGAGCTAATGACACAGTACACCCAAGTGAATTAGGTAATGAAAAAATTTCAAATTTAATATTAAATAATATTATTTAGGAGGTATTTAAATGATTAGTAAATTAAAACCTATTGACCTTAACTGTAGTATATTTACAGTTTACGATTATACTGGAGCATCTATACAAGAATTATTGTGCCAATTTTATAGTAAGATAAATGAATTGATTGACTCACAAAATCAAGTTATGGATTTATCTAAATGGTTAGTAGGTCAAGGTTTAAAAGAAGAAGTAGCTAAACAACTTAATCAATGGTTAATTGACGGAACTTTATCAAACATAATAAATGAAACCTTATTTAACGATTTAAATAATAAAATTAACTCTAACATAGAAGATATTAAAAATAATAAAAAAGAAATAGATGAATTAATAACTATTTGGAATAATATTAAATGTTTTAATATTGTTGATTTTGGAGCAATTGGTGATGGTGAAACCAACAACAATAAAGCCTTTGAAGATTGTATAAATTCATGTGTTGAAAATAATATACGTGGTTTGTTAATTCCTAGTGGTAAATTTTATATTACAGAGGGTATTAATACAAAAGGTGTTAAAATCATAGGTATGGGTGACCCCTATATTCCATTTTTAGAATGGGAATATACAAGACCAAACTCAAAATTAGATGAATATAAAAAATATTTAAATAAGTGTCAAGGTAGTATAATAACATCAGATAAAAATATAGATATATTCACTAATGGTTTATATGCTGAAAATATAGGTATTTTTGGTAATAGAAGAGCATTATCTCAAAATGGTATAGGACAAATGGACGGTGGTTTTGGTAACTGGATAGAAATTGAAAAAGTTAAAATCCACGGTTGCGGTAATAATGGTATTAACGCTGAATATGGATTAATAACACCTATCATCAATCAATGTTGGATGTACCAAAATGGTAACAATGGTATAAGAATTGGTAAAAACAAAGGAACTTACACTGGTGAAACAAATTGCTTACTAATTGAAAAGTGTTTTATAAACAGAAATGAAAGTCATGGTATTTACTTAGATGTAAAAGGTAGAGCATATACCATTAAGAACAATGACTTAGAACAAAATGGAGAAATGAGCGACCCATTGAGAAATAATAAAGGTACGGATTATAATGACATAGTTTACGGTTGTTATATGAAAGTAGAAGGTGAAGGTGGATTTACTGCTGGTTCAATAGATTTTAGTAACAACTATTCAGAAGAAACTTTAGGTTTATTATACTTAGAAAGTCCCGACAATAAAATATGCCAAGGTGTAAAATTTGAATCTAATATGTGGCGACCATATAATCAAGAATTATATTCAAATGGATTACTGTTAAAAGGTTGGATTGAAGGAATTAAAATTGGTAATAATAATATGTACGGTAGGCATAAAGTAAGAGTTATCAATGCAAATACTTATGGTATTGAAACTGACACAGATATAACAAACCCTGTATATAAAAATAAAAATATATCTATTGAAAAACATTATGACTATAACGGTACAATGGTTGACTTTAGAAGTACAGGAAGAGTTGAAAAATATTCTATTGAAAATATGATACAATCAGCAACTTATGATGGTAGCACATATACCAACGTATATTTAAATAAATCTAGCGTACCGTATGAATTACAAGAGGACGGACAAGGTAATAAATTAATTGGTACAACTTTTTTAACATCAGACGGTACAAGTATTGGTTTAGTTGTTGACTTCTCTTGGACTCATGGACTATTTAAAATCAGAAAAGATAGAACATCATTAATAAAAACTGGTAACGCTAAGTTTATGGAGAATGGTGGTTTTACAACAATAAACGGTGGTAATACACCTGTAAAAATCTATATTGACCATGACAATGAAATAGTAATTTTATAAAAAGAAAAGAGGGTTTAAATACCCTCTTTTATTCTTTCTTTTATATCCTCATAAAAATATATTTGTTTTTCTAGTTGATTTATATTATCATAAGTGTCGCTATAGTTTTCAAAAAACATTTTTTCGTATGCTATTCTTGTATTAAGTTCTTGTATTCTTGTATTTAATAAATCATTTAATACACTTTCTAAACCTTCTTTATCTTTACACTCATAATTTATAAAATTATCAATAAATTTTTGTGTATAACGTGACCTTCTTAGTAATGTATAAATCGTGTCTAATTTAATTTTTCTGTCATATTCTTCTAATAAAATACATCTTTTAGAATCTATTTTTATTAAATTTAATAATGATTTGAATTTCATTTTTTAATCACCTCTTAATATAATATACAGCTTAAAAACATTACAAATAATAAGCTTGATATAATGAAAATTGAACTTGTTAAAAATGTATTGTTATATAAAAACATAAATGATATACCAACTAATATTCCTATGATAATAATTAGTAATAATTGAATTAGTTTTTTAATCAACGTTATCACCTCTTTACATAATATAAATAACCTAGAAAAAATAAATTAAATAGTAACCAGTAACATATTATTTTAATCATTTTTATTTAACTCACTTTTTAAATTTTTAATTTGGCTATTATTTAAATTACCTAATACTACACAATGTTTTGTAATACACAAATCACATAAATCACCATATAAACAATTGTGTCGACATGGTATATTTTTTATCCTTCTATTATAACAATATAATTGAATAACACCCATAATATCACCCCTTTACATAATATAAATAGCCTAGAACAAATAAATTAAATAGTAACCAGTAACATATTATTTTTAACACTTTATCACCTCTTTAAAGGAAGGTGGTGTATACCACCTTAAAATTATGAAATCCAATTAACTAATCTATAATCTATTTTCATTAAACTATGATATGATGTTCTTTTTGTTGTTTTTAAGTATTTAACTTTTAAAAAATCTCTAAAAATTACACCAGTCTTTTCAACTTCTATACAAGCAACGTCACCGTAAAGTGAAACACCGTTTTTAAGGTATATGTTAATTGATGTTATTCCCCTATCTTTCTTTTCTTGTATTAATCTTTCAAATCTTAATTTGATATTTTTCTTTTCAGCACATAACATTCTTAATGTTACTATAAATTGACCTCTATAATCTCCACCGTAAACAGATATAAATTGTCTAGTTAATGCATGAGCAGACTCAAAAACTTTTTTCATAATAATTACCCCTTTTCATTCTTTTTGTTTGTTTTGTATTTTGGTTTGTTTTGTTTGTTCCTTATGACTATATTATAACAAATTATGTTAAGCTATTCAATGGTTTTTATAAAATATATTTGTAAACATTTTGTTAACAGATAGTGCTGCTTTCTCTACTGGTAATAACTGGGGAATATGTCGAATCGTGTAGAGGGTCGAACAGTATCCC